TCAACGCTCCCAGTCTCGCTCTTTTGATCTCTTTGGCATTGATGCCAGCGGCCTCTCAGCGTCCCTTGCCTCCTTTAAGGTCAGCCCGAGCGCCACATGCGACTTAGCCGCAGAAACAACCGCTCGTGCAATCCACTTCCGCTGATCCGCATCCTCGAAATCCCCAGCCAGAGCATCCGTCCGCCCGCTGGCGAGTTCCGCGACAACCCCTTTGCCATACCGCTGACGCAGCTCTTCAGCAAACCGCTCCGCATGAGCATCGCCCCGGAACTCGACCTTGCCATCTGCCTGCATGATACGGCCCATCGACCCGAGCGCGCGCAGCAACCGGTCATTTTCCGGTGCCACATCATGTTCGCGGGCATGCTCGATTAGCTTGGCTGCCGCTTCGTAGAAACCTTCGAGATCATCGACGACCTTACGGCTTTGATCCGGGTTACGAAGATCAGCACGACGCCGCCCCGACAGGGTTGCCAAGTCACTGCGCACCCAGTCGCGTTCTTCGCAGGCATTGGCGGCGCCCGTTTCCAGCCGCTCGGCCATGCGATCACCGCTGAGACCCAGAGCCACAGCTTTGCCGACGATGTCCGTTTTCAGTCGGTCGGCGGCACCTGGCTGCAGGTCAACAGCCTCCCTGCCCTGCGTCAGCCGATCGCCCTCAAGACCCGTTGCGTAAAGCTTGGTCTGCGGCAGCATCTGCATCAGCTGCGCGCCACGGGCGTCGCCCAAGCCTTTGGAGATGTCGACGGCATAGCCATACAGCTCGTTGCGCATTTCCTTGCGCTCCGCGACAGGCATCTTCCGGATCTTGCCTTCCGCATCAGCCATCCATCCGCTGAAATGTCGGTCAAGATCCGCTCGCTCAGCTGTCGCCACATCGCCCGGAAACGGCTGCAACACCCCACCGCGCCGCAGGGCTTCTTCCGCCTTGGCAATCTTCTCGCCAATCTCCGGCAAACCAGTCAGCGCCGCCACATGGCTCAGACTGCGCATGGCATCTGCAGTGCGCGCCATCGTGGCCAGAGCATCCTCCAGCGCCTTGCCTTCGCGCGGCCGTTCTTCAGGTGCCCGGCCCTCAGCCCGCGCCCGCCTGATTGCGCCAAGAGGGATCGTACTCAACACCGTAGGGTGGATCTGTGATCATCAACAATGGCGCGACGCCATTCAGGACGCGCCCGACATCCGTGGCCACGGTGCTGTCGCCGCAGAGCAGCCGGTGGTTGCCGAGGATCCAGAGATCGCCGGAGCGGCTGATCGGGTCCTCCGGCGTGTCCGGAATATCGTCCTCACCCTCTTGGGGACCGGTGCCCGCATCGAGGCTGTTCATCAGCGCGTTTAATTCATCATCGGTGAAACCCGTAAGGCCCAGATCGAAATCCGCCTCCAGCAGATCCGCCAGTTCAAGGTTTAACAGGTCATTGTCCCACTCGGCATTCTCGCTGGAGCGGTTGTCCATGATCCGAAAGGCCCGCGCTTGGCTAACGCTCAGCCCCTTGGCGATATGCACTGGTGCGGTCTTGAAGCCGAGCTTGCGGGCTGCCTCCAGCCGCGTGTGCCCGGCCAGCACAACCATCGCCTCGTCCACGACGATGGGCTGGCGCCATCCGATTCCTGGATCGAGGCCGCGACCGTGGCGATCGCCTGCGCATTGCGGCGCGGGTTGCGCGCATAGGGAATGATCTGCTCAAGCGGCAGGTCGACAACGTCCATGGGAATGTCCTTGGGAAAGCGCCAAAGCGAAACGGGTCTGGTTCGCGAAAGCGAAATGGGGTCAGACCCCTGTTTCGTTTCAGGCGTGGTGTATCAAGCCGTCAGGCCCTTGTTTCATTGGGGTTGCGCGCAAAGCGAAACGAAACGGGTGTTTTTAAGGGTGTCACTGGGAAAGCCTTGCGCCTCGCCCCCCCGAAGACGTTTACAAACAGGAGGGACCCGTTCATTATCAATGGGTTAGTTGGTTCAACATTTTGGGTGGAGACAGTTTTTTCGAGAACTCGCTCACCGGTTTATCGATTTTTTCTATACTTGCAGCGCCTGCCTTTTGTGTCGTCTCCTATACGCGTGCGAGAGGGAGATAAAAAGGATGCCCGCTGAGATGTTTGAAACCGAGATTAACAAAGCGCCTGCGCTGCGCATCAGCCATATCGTTCGCGACCCGATCAATGTGGATGGACGGGTAAGATACTTGGTCGATCCTGAAGGCCTTGGTGATGAACGTGCGATCCCGGAAGACGTGGTTCTGATCCGCTGGCGGCGTCGCAAAATGGATGGGCACTCGTTTCATGGCTGTAGGTTGGGGCCAAATACCTGGCGCGCTGTGGATTACGCTTTCGGTTCAGATGCCGAGAAGGTATCCAAGTTGTCGGTGGAACAGATCGATGCTGGCAGAAAAGATCTTGGCTTAGACAAAGACACGCATCACTTTTGGCTGCCGGAGGCCTCCTCAGTCGCCCACCTATTTGCAGCCTTGGGCCCGAAGAGGCTCGATCAGATCATGCGTCGCCACCTCTCCCCCGAACGGACCGGAAAGTTCGGAACTCCGGACCTATTCCTGTTTGCCAAGAAACGCGGTCAAGACGGAGTTTCCTTCTTGCGGTTGGTAGAGGTCAAGAAACCGAAGGAGCGCATCAGTCCGGACCAGCACGAAGAAATTGCGTTCCTTCGTTCGATCAACATTCCCGCGCGTGTTCTGCGCCTGATCGAGAGCAAATAGAAAAGGAAACGGGGAGAGATGTCTTCCGACACACTCTCCCCATCATGCCTTTCAGATAGCACGGATATGTTGCATCTGTCGAAGGAAAAAGTGTTGCAACACTTTATGCAGTTGCAGCATTGAGGCGGGAAGCGATCTTGGTCAGCGCCAGCTTGTGCTGCCGCCAAGCGGTGGAGCGGTCGACGCCCAACTCGTAGGTGATCTCTTTCCAAGGCCTGCGCGCGGCGCGCCACCAGATGAGGTGGCGCTCGTCTTCCGCGAGCCAAAGCACCCAGTCGAAGGTCTGCTCAAGCCGCGAGATGGCGCTGGCCGAAGGCCACACCCGCATCGGTTCGGGCTCCATCGCGAGGATCTCTTTTTGCGAGCGCACAATCTGCGGCCAGGCGGTGACGTAGCCCTGTACCTTCACAGGCGGCAGCTTACGCAGGGTTCGGAAGGCCTCCTCGAAGTGATCGGCGACGTCCTCGGCGGTCCAGCTGCGGTCAGCCATGGCGCACCTCTTTTTCTTGCGGGCGCTTGCCATAAAGCTTGGTGCCAAGCTGTTCAACCAAGGCACGCTCGGGCCATGTCAGCCGTGGGTCATCGACCCCGACCGCGAACAGGCCCTGTTCGTGCCAGCCGTCGCGCTTGACCTGCTCGGGATCACGGCGCTGGCCGCCGTAGCCGCGGGGATGCCATTTCATGCGGCACCCCCATTCGTTTCGATCGCCCACAGGAGAAGCGCGATGGCGTCAGCCTCGTTGTCGTCGGTAGGCCTAAAGCCGCGGGCGCGAACGGCGTTGATCACAGCCTGCTTGTCGGCATTGCCCTTGCCGGTGGCGTGGCGCTTGATGGTGCCGACCGGCACGCCCTCGTAAGGAATGCCACGCAATTCGCCCCAACTGGTCAGCGAGGCCATCAGCCCGCCATAAACATGAGCGGCGTCAGTGCCCGCATGCCGCCTGACCTCCTCGAACCAAATCGCCGAGATCGGTCCGGACAGTCGGTCGAGTTCTGTCAGCCAGCTAGTGAAGCGCAGATAGCGCATACCGCCGCCATCGTAGCGGCCGGGCTTGAAGCTCGCGGTGCCACTGGTCGTGAGCCCGTCGAAGCCACGGATGGCCCAGCCCGTCATGGTGCCCAGATCGAGGGCAAGGATGGTGCGGTGGCTTGAACTGGTGACGGGCAGCAATTCAAACCTTGCGCTGTCGGATTCGGGGATCAGAGTCGTCGCAGCCATGATGGCTCTCCTGTCTTGGGGGCTGGTTCTGGTGGAAGACGACGGTGGTCATGTGCCTGGGCAGGTCGGGCTGCCGTCGTCGGATCGGGGGAGGGAAGACCCATCTTGGCGGCCCGCGCGCCAGGCCCTTACGCATGGGATGAGTGGCCCACCCTTGGGTGGGGCCATCCCATACGTAGTATGGGGGTTCAGCACCTAACTGTTCCGATGTGTCCAACACACTGATTTTATTGGAAAATAAGACTTCATGAAGTCTTCGGGTATGAGTTAGGGACCTAACACTTATTTTCCCGTAACCCATTGATTTCATTGAGTGCACAGTTGGTGAAGACATATGAGTTAGGCCTCACTCATATGAGTGAGGTCGTCATCAAGGCCCTCCGGGTAGACCCAGACAGCAGGGTTTTCGACCTGAAGGCTGAGCCCCGACTGGGGGCATTTGAAGTGGCTGGGCAGGACCGGACGGACGGTTTTGGTGATCTCGCCGGTGGATGGATCGACCTCCTCGACAGGCAAACCGAACTGCATGCCTTCGACGCAAACATAGCCAAACCGTGACCGTGTGACGGGAAAGCCAAAGCCAGACGGGTCGCGAAGGAACTTCACGAAGCCCTTGGTGGAGAGCACAGAAAGGCGTTCGCGGATGGTGTGCTTGCTGCCCAGACCGCCGCGATTCTCAAAGGTCTCGGCGAACTGCATGGCGGTGTAAAGCCGCTCGCCTGCCGCCTCGTCCAGCAGCATGCCCAGAATGACATCGTGCTTGCGCAGACGTTCAGCGTCGAGCTTGGCCCCGACCTCCTTGCGCACCAGGCGCTCGTTAATCGGGTTCAGCTCGACCCAGCAACCCGCAACCTTATCGATCAACTTGCCCGGCAGTGCGGGGCCATTGCGCAGCTCGATTTCGAGGCGGCGCGGGGTGCTGTCCTCGTCGGGCCGATGCATGAGCAGCCCCGAGGTGTAAAAGCCGCGCAGCGCGCTGGCGCCGGAGAGGGCAAGGAAGGGGTCATCCTTGACCTGATGTTTGGCCGCCTTGCGGGTGTGGTGGGCCAAAATGACACCGGCGTCCGGATTGACTGCTTCGCGCAGAACCTCGACCCGGTCCCTCAGGAAGAACATCATGGCAGTGTTGTCGTTCTCGCCGCCGCCGTCCGGCCCACCATCGAAGAGGTTGCGGATCGGGTCGATAACGATGATGTCGGGCGGCGCATCAGGGAATGCGGCCCGGATTGCTTCGGCGATGCGGGTGACGCCGTCGGCATCCAGCAACAGCTTTAGCTTGGGGGTGGCGATGAATGTGTCGCGAGCGGCCGCGATCACCCCGGGGGCCAAGCTGATCTGCTGCATCCGTTCGCGCAAGTAGTGATACTGGATCTCCGCCTGCAGGTAGAACACGCGCAGTGGCCGGGGCGGCGTGAAGCCGAGAAACGGCACCCCCGCCGCCATGTGGACGAGCCACGAGATCAGGAAGTCGCTTTTGCCGACCTTGGGTGCTCCGCCCAGCACCAGAAGCCCGCCCGGCGTCAGGACGCGTGGCGCGATGATGTCATCAGGCATCGGGCTGTAATCATCGAGCAGTGCGCCAAGGCTGAAGGTTGGCAAAGGGCCTGTGGGTGTCTCTGCGCGGGGCAGTCGCAGGAGCGGCGGGCCGTTCCTTTTAACGTGCAAAGACCAGAGGCGTTCGGACTCGGCCTGTAAGCGGTCTAGAGGCCAGGGCGGGCGCAGCATGGCGGCGTTGTAGCCGCAGATGGCTTCCCACCCCTCCACAGGGTCAAGGCGGCCTTCATGCACCAGGCGCACGTAATGGCCGATAGCGGCACTGGCGCCTTGAAAGCGCGACCAATCGTCGACTGCACCTTCACGTACGGCCGTGGTTAGGACAGCCTCTATGGCGGCTTTGGACGGTGCAGAGGGGGGATCGCTCGCAAAGCCAACGCCCGCCATTGGCGGCATCTCCGCGACCCTGTCGGCAAAATCCGAAAGCTCAACCTCGACCACGCGATGCTCTCGGATTTGCACCAGCCGCTGGTGGCCATTTTTGTGATAGACTGTGCCGGGCACCCGGATCGGCTGGTGTGCGGACCGGAAATGCGTATCGCCTCCGACCTTCACGGCGATTTCACCGCGCAGACGGCACAGGGTGACGAGATCCTCACCCTCCGCCGGTTCGGTCAGTTTCCACCAGACATGGAGCTTCGCCGCCCCCTCGGGCGTGCGGCCACCACTTTCGATGATCAGCGTTGGCGGGCCGAGGTGGCGGGTGATATGGTCAAGCTTGGCGGGGATGTCGCCGGCATCAAGATCAACGATGATGGCCTGCATTTGCAGCACATCGGCAGCGCGGGCCTGCCCCTGCTCGATGACAGTGCCCGGGATGACATAGACGGCAGCGCCCTCGCGGTTGGCCCATGCGGCAAATGTTGCGAGTTTTTCTGGCGCAGTACCGTCTGCAGGGACCCAGATGTTGTGCGGCTTGCCATCCCGGCCTTGTCCCTTGTCGACAAAGCCCCTGAGCGGGATCAGCCCCTCACACCAGCTGAAGACGGTGTCGAGAAACACGCCAATTTGCCCAGGGTCTGGGTCACATCCAAACGGGTTTTCCGATGGCGGCCCGTCGTTAAAGTCCATCCACGGGTTGAAGTGCAAAACACCGTCGTCAGTCATGTGGGCAGCTCCCAACACCGATCCGCCCAAGAGCAAAACCGGCATTCGAAGAAGTCAGCCGTGTTGGCGACGCGCGGCAGCAACTCGCCTGCGTCTGTCGCCTGCAAGATCCGCACACCACGGTCCGACATGCGCTGTGCGAGATCGGCGTCAAAGGGCACGAGCTCGTGGTAAAGCTCGGCCGTATCTTTGTTGATCGCGGTGAAGAGCGCCGGGTTGGCAGAAATGCCGGGCACCTGCGCGTCCATATAGGCCTGATAGACGGCGATCTGAGCAGCGTAGACAGGTTTTGATTTGGTTACACCATCCTTGACGCAGGCGCGCCAGTTCTTGGCGTTCATCGTCTTGCATTCCCAGAGTGCTGGAACCGCGAGGCCAAAGCCCTCCGGCCCCGCGGCAAGGATGCCATCGACATGGCCCCGGATACGCCCATTGGCCACTGAGAAGCCAAACTGGCCGCCGTCAGGCCGGTTGCCTTTGCGGGTGTAAAGATCGAACCCCGCCTGACGGAGCCAAGCCACGGCGAGGTCTTCAAGTGCATGCCCGATGGCAAAGATGCGCAGCGACTGGCCACTGAAGTCCTTGCCATCGTCTTTCGGCGTCGCCGTGAACTCGAACTGCAGCGCACGCTCACACGCATGCCCGAGACGCGATCCGCCAAGGTAGTCGCGGGGCGTAGTTTTTGCCTGACCGGCGGTCAAGGCATCGTCGATGGCAGTGCTTACCCGATCAGCAAGGCTGGGTTTATGGTTGAAGTCCAAGGTCAAAATGGCACCTCCGTCGGATTGGCCTTTGCAATGTCGGACATCGCTTCGCGGAAGCCCTCGACGGCTTCTTCGATTAGGGCGCGCACCTGCGCCTCTGACAGCGCGCCAAGTGAGGTGGCCCAGCCGATCTCGTCCATCAGCAGCGCCACGCGTTTCATGGTGGCGGTGATCGCGGCGCGTTCTTCGTCGGTAAGGTCAACCATGGTGAAGCGCTCCCTGGCCAAACGCGTCCACAAGGACTGACATGGCATCGAGCAGAACCAGACTGACGCCCGGGGCCGATTCGAACGCACTGGATCGAACCAGCCAAAGCCGCGGGTTGGTTGCCGGCAGACAGCACAGAGCTTCCCACGTGGATGCCAGACCCTGCGCCGCTCTTCGGCGCTGGTGGGTGTAGAGGGTGTCATGGGTCATGCCGCCCACCGATCTGGGCCCGCTGCGTCCTTGATCAGCTGGCCGATGCCGTGCTTGTTGAAGCGGAAGGTCAGGAGGGCCGAGGCGCGATAGCGCGTCAGGCCGAAGTCATGGCGGCATTCGGGCGGCAGGTATTTCAGCTGCTTCTCGGTGGGCAGTTGGCTCAACCAACCCTTTGTCTTGAAGGCGCTCTGGTCTGTCTCGTGGGTGTTGAGCCAGTCATCGGCCTGAGCAAGGCAGACCGTGCGTTCACCGATACCGAGGAGATGCGGGTGAACACCCTTGGCTCCGCCGATGGCGTACCAGACACCTTCCTTCCAGAAGATACCGCCCCAGCCGTTAAAGCCTGCGGCCATCAAGGCATCGTCTGTTCCAAAGAGGTCGACCCATGCAAAACTTGACCGCTGCAAGAGGTCGATTTCTGTCATCATGAAGCCCGAAAGGGATGCCGCCGTGCCGCCCTCGCCGGAACCTTCGTCTTCACGCGCGAATGCCTCGCCACAGAGCGGGCATTCGGCGGCGGCGAGCGGGATTTCCGCCTCGCAGCCGGGGCAGGTCTTGGTTGGGGCTTCGCCGGCCTCTGTGTTGCCATCAAGATCGACGTCCTGTTCCAGCGTGCCGTGGATCAGGCTTGAAGTTCCAAAATCCAGAACGATGCAGTCGGTTTTGATCAGCCCGGGGTGTTCTTCGGGATCAATGGTACGCAGGCCGCGTCCAACCATCTGGATCATGGTAGATTTATAGGAACTGGGGCGAAGCAGCACGACGCAGGAGGTCGGCGGGTGATCCCAACCCTCGGTTAGCACTGCAACGTTAACGATCACGCGGATATTGCCCGCCGCATAGTCGGCCAGAATGGCCTTGCGCGTTTCAGCCGCAAGTTCGCCGTGGATCAGCGCGGCGCAAACACCTGTGGCCTTGAACGCATCGGTCACATTTCGGGCATGGTCAACGGTGGAGCAAAAGACCACGGTCTGGCGGTCACCCGCCTTTTCCTTCCAGTGGCGTATCACCTCACCGGTGACGGGCGCGCGGTCCATGATGTCCGCAACCTCCGCCATGTCGAAATCCGACATGGTTTTGCGGACGGAACGCAGTTCATCCTGCACACCCACGTCGATGACGAAGGTGCGCGGTGGCACGAGATGACCAGAGGCGATCAATTCCCCCAGCCGCACTTGATCGGCAACATTGTCGAAGACCTCACGCAGGCCCTTTCTGTCGCCCCGGCTTGGCGTGGCCGTGACCCCGAAAATGCGCGCGTCAGGATTGGCACTACGCACACGGGCGATGATGCGGCGGTAGCTTTCGGCGACGGCATGGTGCGCCTCGTCGATGACCAAGAGGTCTAAACGGGGCATCTCGGCGAGGTTGGAAGCTCGCGCCAGCGTCGGCACCATCGCAAAGGCAACCTGACCACCCCAGGACTTCTCCATGGCGTCAATCACCGAGGTGGAAATCCCCGGCACCACCCGCTGGAACTTTGCCCGGTTCTGTGCAGTCAACTCATCGCGATGGGCCAGCACGCAGGCTTTGGCGCCGTCACCGATCATTTCGCCGGTAACTGCCGAGAGCATGATCGTCTTGCCGGCACCCGTAGGTGCCACTCCCAGCGTGTTGCCGCGGGACGCAAGCGCAGCAACGCTGCGCTCGACAAATGTTTTCTGGCGGGGACGCAAACGCATTGAACCGCCCCGGATTTGCCGGAGACCAATTAGTCCGTGTTACGCGACCATATCGAATGTTTTCAAGTTTGCATAGAATGCCTCCTCTGCCTCAGCGGGTGGGATGTTTCCGATGGGTTCCAGGAG